GTGGCGATGAGGGTACCAGTGCCGGTGAGACTGGTGAACCCGTAGATGGAAAGTACGGGAGTCCTGGTCGAAGGGAAGTAGTACTTGAGCGCACCGGACTGGATCTGGCAGGTGCGACCGGCGTTGCTGGCTCCGACGTACAGCGTTGGGAAGTCAGAGCTGCCCGAGTGCTCGACGAGTCCGAAGGTCTTGCCGTTGGAGGCCGCGACAGCGTTGAGGACGACCCCGTTCTCAGCGACGGTGCGGAGGCGCACGTTGCAGGCGTCAGCGGTGAGTCCACCGTAGAAGGCATCGGGGCCGCTGCCTTGGGAGAGACGCACGGTGCTGAAATTGCCGAAGAAGGCACTGGAGGGGAAGGCCACTCCTTCGAACCCGACACGATACTCAGAGGAGAGAGAGTAGGAAAGGTTTTGAGAGGTGGTGTCGCCTTGGGTGTAGCGGAGCACCGAGGCGGGATTGGGGGATGCGATAAGAGAGAAGTGCTCCCCATCGGCAGTGGAGCTGAAGGTGTGGACGTTCTTGAAGTGAAGACGTGGGACAGGTCAGAACGGGTGTCGGGGTATCCGCCGGGGCGGATGGCGCGACTGGGGCTGATGGTGGAGTTGAGGAGGCGGTTGTTGCCGAGCTGAGCGGGTCCAGAGTTGCGGGCTGAAACACCTTGGCCGCGCGCGTGAGCCACGGCTGTAGCGCCAGCAGAAGAGCTGGTGGAGCGGCTAGCCATGCTCGCAGGTTGCTGCTTGCGCTGGGGTTTCGGCTTGGCGGGGGCGAGGCTGCGGGGCTTCGAGGCTGGGGTGGGCTTTCCTTTCGGGGGCTTGGGCGCCATTTGGACGACAGAAGTTTAATGTGATTCTGAGCACAAGGGGGAAGCCACGCGCCCATGTCGCACGGGATTTCGGTCGCTCCAACGACGCCGGACTTGACTGGGTTTTTCACTCGCTCGCGCGCTGTGCACGTGAGCGCGAGCGGAGTGGACCAGGAAGCCGTAGGGAGGAGGCCGCGGGCGGTCTTGCGGAATTTGCCCCACCAGGCTGCGCTAGAGGTGGCGCCACTGGCGGCAATCCCCGAGAGGATGCACGCCCCGAGGAACCACCAGGCAAGTGGGGATTTGCAGGACTCGGCAAGAGATTGCCAATCAGCGTCACACGGGCCACCCCATGACAATGCCATGCGGGATGCAGTGTTTATGTTGCACCAAGACGCCCAGAGGACTGCGGGAGCACCGCAGTCAGGGAGCGCGGCGAGCGCGTCAATGTCCGAGTGCAAGAGAGCGCCGAGTGCCCCATATCCCAGGGCGGTGACGGCGCTCAGGGCGGCACGGTCGAAGTGCCCGCGGAATACACTGGGCCACAGCATAACCCAGGAGTTGTAACACCCGTGCAACACTATCCGGTCGAGCACGTTCTCCTGGGTGCGCAGGGCCATGTGGAACATGGCCGGCATGACGCGCCCGAGCAGGGTGAAAGGGTGGAAGCCGGTATGTACGAATTCGGCTACGGTGAACAATTCGTGGCCGACCAGCGGTTTGACCACCAACTCTTCCACCCAGGGTGCGCCGACGAGGGGGTAAAGGAACTCAGGCCCAAGGCTGGCCGTGTTGCAGTATCGCCAAACATCCGCGATGGGGTCGTTGGGTACGACTCCGGCGAAGATGGGGGTGGGGGCGCCGTACTTGAGAGTGAACGCCGGGTCTCCGCCGTCGTCGTAAGGCTCGAAACCGTCGACCGCCGCCATCCGGTGGAGTAGTGGATGTGAAATGAGGCATGGTAGTGCCAAGATGGCCGTAGCGAGGTACCGTTCACAGGCGATGACTTCGGCACTATCGGTGGAATAGCGCTCACAAAACCAGGCCAGTGTCTCGTCGCAATAGCGCGGGGCCGTGCCGGGTGGGTAGCACGGAACCGGTGTGTCGGGCCGGCACTTGCCGGGCAGTTTGGCCTGCTCGCCTATGAGTGTGGTGTAAGCTCCCATGAGCGCGCGCATAACCGGCATGGCAAGCCATTCTGAGCGGTGAACGTCGAGGCAAGCGTTGAAGTACGGTTTCTCAGCACCCTTGCGCAAGAGTTGTTCCGTCCATGGTGTCTTGACCAGAGAACGCCCGGGTGGTGCGACGAACATGTATCGCAGAGCGCCCCCACGGCGCACTGGGACCCAGACCTTCGAACAGAAGCTAGTCTGGGACGCGCTGGTGGCTTCTTCACACGTGAGCACGTAACCAGCCGCAGCGCCGGCTCGGATCATGTTGGAGGCGAAAAGTGGAATGGAACATGTGAAGTCAGAATCGTCGCCATCTCCGGCGGCGCGTGATTCTGCGCAAGATTAATCACGCCCGTCAGCGCCGAC